GTTCCTTTATATTGTAAGAATGAATCATCAACCCCAAATTGACTTGAGAAACCTAAATAACTTCTTCTTACAATATCACCTGAAGATTCAACAACGTCAGTTGGTGCTCCGAAAGGAGGATTGTAAATTACTTCACCAGGGAAATAATATTTTGTTTTGAAAATTGGAACTGGTGAAGGGTTTGTTACAGATGCGTATTCTCTTTGAGTATATCCATAGAAACCACAAGGGATTGCATCAACTGGTGCTTCATCAGCCATTTCAATCATTATGTATCGTGAAATTAAAGCGTATTCACCATCAGTAGAACCAATTTTCTTAGCAACAAAGTTGTTAGATAATGGGTCCATGTTACAGTTAGTAAATTTCTCAATAACAACAGGATTTGCATCAGTGTCAAAGAAATTTCTAACCAACACGTCAAATGTCATGTTATTGAAAGATAAATTAGCAATTGAAACTTTTACCTCTGTATTAGCTGCGTTACCATCAGAAATTGAAACAAACTTGAATAAGTTATAAACTTTATTACCTCTCAATTCAGAAACTAAGAATGGTGTACTTGGTGCTTTGTACTGTGTTACGTTGTATGCGATTGATGTTGGGTCTTCAGTTCTTGCCTCTGGTAGAGCAATCAAGTTACAATTTAATCCACGAATATATCCTTGATTGTAAGCGTATGTCAAAGTACTTGGATAAATTTCTTCTACATAAACAGGAACCTCATTTCTTGATTTACCAAAGTTATCAACTCCTAACACCTTTGTGATGTATTTTGAAGAAGATGCTGACATTGAAGTTTCAAAAGAGAAATTGTCACCGTCTTTAGTTACACCTGAAATTAAGAATGATTCAAAAGGTGATTGTGTTACTCCTGAATATTGTTCAGTACAAACTAACTGTAAATCAGTTAATCCACTTACTTCATATATTGGACCGTGATCGTCACTCGTTGAACTATTAGTAAATAATGATATACCTCTTGAACGTAAAGTTGCAACAACCATGTTGTTGTAATCATAATATGCAGTACCTGAATAGGTGTATGTTTTGCCTGTAATAGTACCAGTAAATGTTGATGACGCTCCCGAAGTTAATGAACTAACATTATAGAAGAACGAATATCCTGAATATGCGTTTCCTGATGTAATATCAAAGTTAGCATAATACCAAGGGTCGTTCGCGTCTGCCGACAAGTCGTTAGTTGCGATGTTTACTGTATCACAACCATATTCATTAATAACATTTGAATAAGTTGCAGTTAAATCATAAAAATCACTCTCAGGAAGAACACCATAAACCACTGCAGTAGTTGCTGATAGTGAAGGTGTATCCATGATGTCGTCTAAGTTATTTGTAAAATCCAATGCCAAAGTCGATGTACTACCATCCGATAGTCTATACTGAGTATTGAATTTTGCTAATACTTCTGGTGGTAATGCTCCACCCGTGAATGTTACAGTATTACCTGATGAAGATCCAGAAAAGTTCGCTGAAAATGTTGTTCCAGTTGCAGGACTAAATCCAATCGTTAGTGGGTCAACGTTTGCAATCACCTTAATACTCCAAGAAGGGCCGGCGTCATAACCTGATAGACCTAATACTCTTGTTACAAAAAGTTGATTAGATTGTTGTAAATATGATTTTGCGATATACGCCGCTTCATATTTCGGAATTTGTGTGTTTATAAATTTTGTAGGTTCAGTCCCCCCAAAATATGCTTGAAACTCATCGTAGTTTGTGATAAAAATCGGTTCGAATGCGGGACCTTTAATTGTTTCTCCCACCAAACCTAATGTAGTTACACCTACACTTTGAGCCACAAATGATAAGTCAGTTTCAGACGTATATACTCCAGGCGATACGTATACCTTTTGATTTACTTGTGTTGCCATGCTTTAATTATTCTATTGCAGATTTATTTTAATGATAAATATTCATATCTATGTGAAAAAACTTGACTTTTGAATATCTATTTGTAAGGAGTATGAATTTATTCTACCTTTTTTCTGCCCATGAAAACAACCAAAGAAATAAAGAATATCAAAATATCCCCTGAATCACACGAGATATTAAAAAAGTACTGTGAAAAGCGTGGGATAAAAATCTATAAGTTTTTGGAAAATCTTATAGTGGAGAGGTGTAAAGAAAAGAAAGATATCTATGGTGAGGATTAAACCAACTGAGATTCAAACTTGATTGTTGATTCTAAAGTGTTATCGGTCTTAACCACGTCAATCCTCAAGATGTCATTTGTTGTGATTTGAATTTCAGCGACATCACTACCATAATAATCACCATTTATATACACATCGAAACTATCGACATTAGTTGTTCCAACTAAAGACATATTGGCGGTAAAATCAATTATTTCACTCAAACTACTATTTCCAACGATATATAAAAAATTGGATAAGAAATCGTCAGGGTTTTCAGGGAACTTTGGTCTTCTTCTTTTTAATACTGTGGTATCCAATTCCATGATTTGAGCAACTCTCGCAATCGCAGGTTTGACTTGGAATTCCTCTTCGTCTATCAAATACCCCAACATAGTAAAATCGTAATTCTGAACAAAATATTTTCTAGCATCCATCTGCATTTGTGACTCATCAGATATATTATTAAGAACAATTGGAACATATTGACCTTTAATAAAAGTGTAAGCCTGTCTTGAAGAAAACTTTTGCATTATAATTTTATTGAGTTGATTAAGTTCTCTCATTCTATTACAAATGATTTTGACACTGTAATTAATATCAACTGGAACTGGTTGTGGGATTGTATATATATCCATACCTTGTTCATTACCATTCCAAGTTGGTACAGAGGCGTAGTAGAATTGTTTTCTGTTAGGTATAGTATATTGTAATGCAGGATTAGTTCCGAATTTAACTTCAGGCTGTCTAACAACTGTTATGAATGGAGGTTCAGGATTGAAATCTAAGTTGGTAAATAAAGCGGTCTCCACATATTGAGTCCAATTTTGTGTTGTAATTATAATATCAACCATCGGAATTATTTTTCCAGCAGTCACAACTTGAAGATCCTCTTTTACAAAATCCAACATACCCCTATCCAAATCAGCATGTAATACTGACTTTGGTAAATAAGTTCCATCTTTGTTTATATACTCAAGGAGTTGTTCTCTTCTTGCAAACAAAGTTTTCTTCGGAACTAAAGGTAATGTAGGTTTTACTTGTTTTGGTAATGACATTTTATTTTTCTTCTAAGTTTTCAGAGTTATCGTATCCACATTTGTGACACGTATATGGATCATCTCCTCCGTCAGATAATTCCCAAGACCACCCACAATTATCACAAATAATTTTACCATCCACAACGGCTTCAATAATTTTATTTAATTGTGATTCAGTTATTATGTATCTCATTATATTCCTCTAAATTCATTTTCACTAACATAAGTTGCAATTACAGTCCTATAGAAAGGTTTGTATCCCGCATACGTATGTTTATTATCAGACTTCACATATCCGTCATCACTTACCGCATAATATCGTACTCTATCTTCAGACTCATAATACCCAAAATAATCCCCTTGGAAAATCTCAACTCCCATATCATCCAAAGTTTTTTGATATATACTAAACTTCATGTTACCAGGTTCTTTTTGTTCCACCTTTGAGTTTCCAAGAAATTTACTGGTAGGTGTCATAACTTGAACCAATCCCTTCAATTCAACAGGAGCAAGAAACTGTATTCCATCTTCCAACACTTCACCATAAACATCATCAGTTTTTGTCTTTCTTCTATCAATACGATAAAGAATCACAGTGAAATTCATATCACCGATTAACCACTCCTCACCCATACCGATGTCCAAAGCATAATCCTCGGACCCAAAAAATTTACCTAATCTTGTAATTGGAACTAACTTTTCTCCCATTATATATGTGTTTTATTATGAAAAGGGTAATATATCCTATATTGATAAATACTCAGTTTATAACTATATTTTAATCAAATATTTTTTCTTATAGATGGATATAAGTTTAGAATCAAAAGCATTATCCCTATTGGAATCTTATGAAGGGGGAAACAATTATTTACTTGAACTAAAAAGGAAGTCTCAATTAAATAAAAGGTTCTATCCAACAAGAAGCCAATCGGATTACATTATTAATAACCATAACACTAAACCTAAGGTTGCTAAAAAGTGGGTAATATTAGATGCGTACTTCGCAAAGAAGTTAGCAGACGATAAATTGTACACCGTAATCCCCGAAAAAGTATGGGTTGAAAAATTATTGTGTGATACAGAAAAGGCATTCCACATTTGGGGTAAAGTACTTGAACACGAAGAATTCCACGATTTTTGGTTACCCAAAGCAGCAATCATCAAAGATAATTCAGTTAAGGATGTTGTAATTGATTACGACAAATATTCACATAGACCCCCACTCAATCATCAAAAAGAATCAATCCAAAAACTTGTTGAAAATAAAAAATTCATATTAGCCGATGATATGGGTTTGGGAAAAACCACCTCAACAATCATCGCAGCTTTAGAAACCGGGGCAAAGAAAATTCTTATCATTTGTCCTGCAACTCTCAAGATTAACTGGAAACGAGAAATTGAAAATTATTCAGACAGGTCGATATTCATATCAGAAGGAAAAACTTTTAGTACTGAACACGATTTTGTAATTATAAACTACGACATTATCAAAAACTTTCATGACACTAAGAAAAAAGATGAATCGCAAGTTATTTCTGCCAATTTTGATTTGGTGGTCGTTGACGAAGCTCACTATATCAAGAATCCTACGGCCCAAAGAACAAAACTAATAAACGACATTGCAAAAAATGTTGACAGATTGTGGTTGTTAACTGGTACTCCGATGACATCAAGGCCAATGGACTATTTTAATTTACTACATCTTATTGAATCACCCGTCGCAAAAAATTGGATGGCTTATGCTATCCGATATTGTAGTGGATACCAATTTAATGCGGGTGGTAGAAAAATATGGAATGTTACGGGGGCGTCTAACCTTGAAGAATTAAGAGACAGAACCGCGGGTCTCACATTAAGACGACTTAAAGAAAATGTTCTCGACCTACCTGACAAAATAATCACACCAGTATATCTTAGATTGAAATCTAAGATGTATGAAGAAATTATGGGAGAGTATTATGATTGGTACGATAAAAATCCCGAAGAATCAAAATCACTCACGGTTCAGTTTACCAAATTAACAAAAATACGCCAAGTGGTTGCCGATGAGAAAATTAATCATACAATAGAACTTGCGGAAAATATTATAGAACAAGACAAGAAAGTTATTATTTTCTGTAACTTCACAGACTCACTTAATAAGATATGTGAACACTTCGGTAAAGCTGCGGTGAAAGTTGACGGGTCAATGTCAAAAGCCCAAAGACAACACAGTGTAGATAGTTTTCAGGAAAATGACAAGATAAAAGTATTTGTTGGTAATATAAAAGCTGCGGGTGTTGGTTTAACTTTGACCGCAGGTGAAGCGGTAATAATGAATGACCTATCATTCCTACCATCAGACCATGCTCAAGCGGAGGATAGAGCATACAGATACGGCCAAAAAAATAATGTATTAGTATATTACCCAATATTTGAAAACACAATTGAAGGAATTATCTATGACATATTAAATAGTAAAAAACAAGTGATTGCTACTGTGATGGGAGACAATCTTAATTCCTCTGATATGGCGGAAGAAATAATGAAGAGAATTCATGAAATTAGAAAATAAACTGATTTCATATTATTTATAGTGAATTGAAATTAATTCAACCACATTATATTTATTGAAAAGAATTGATATGGCAAAGATTGTAAAACTTAATGAATCAGATTTAACAAGAATTGTTAAAAGAATAATTTCAGAACAAGAGCAACAGGAGTTGGCTTTCAATATTGTAAACTCACCAAAATTAAAAGATTTGACTGACCAAGTACTTTCAAACTTATCAACTCGAGAGTTAATATCCTTAAAGAAAAATCTTGAAAATTTCGGTATTGGTAAAAATACAAGTTTATCAGATGCTATAACTGTTGGAAATATTGCGGTTCAACAATCAAAAGAACAAAGTGAACTTTCGGAAGATGAAGAAGAAGGTGAAGAAAAACTTAATTTTATTGACCGAGTTAAAATGGGATTGAGTACTTTAGGACTTGCTAATACCGCACTTTTTGGTAGTCTTGGTACCTCTCTCATTGAAAAAATTGCCGATTATGCTAATATCGATACTTCATCTCCAGTAGAAACCGCAATATCCTTTGCAATTGGTATTGTGATAATGCTAATTGGAAACAC